AAGACCTTGTTTATCTTGTGCAAGAAATACAGCAGTTCTAAATTCTAATTGTGCAAAGTCTACCTCTAATATCATACCATCTTTAAATCTAGAAGACACAACTTTACGAATAGGAAATGTTTTGCCTCTAGGTTGGTTCTGAAAGTTTGGGTCTCTACTAGATAATCTACCCGTAGCTGTAATAGCTTGCATAAACTTAGGATGTAAAAAACCTTTTTCATTTGTAAAGTTTTTTAATCCTGTAACAAATGTATTTAAGTATGTATCAACTGCATTATGCCTTACAATAGAATCTATAAAAGTTTTAAACTCACCCTCTGCTTCACTTGCTATTTTAGTTAGTGTAAGTTTATCTGTTCTAAACCCAGCTTCTGCAATATCATATACACTTCTAGGTCTTTGTTGAAATCCTGCAACTCTACCCATACTAGAATAAGTATATCCATCACCATCACAAACATCACATTTAGTATAGTTTTTATAAGGGCTACCATCTTTCTTTATCTTTTTTATAACACCTTTGCCATTACAATTTCTACATTGTTCAGCAGTAGTTTTAAATATTTTTTCTGAATTATCTGCAACTAAGTTTCTAAACTGCAATCTTGAAAAGTTAGGTCTTCTTTTATTTTTACCTGTATTTTTATCTATACCTACATTAAATATCTTTGCCCAATGCTTTTTATCTTTTGGTTTTCTACTATAGATTAACCATGATAGTTGTTCAGGACTAGATAAATTAACTTTAGTATCTCCCATTTGTTTATAGACAATCTTATCTATCTTTTGTTTTAAATATGCAAACTCTGCCCTGTATTCTTTTTCTACTTTAGATAGTTCTTCTAAATTAATATTAATACCATTAGCTTCCATGTCAGATAATACAATTAAAAACTCATTCATCATTTTAGCTGTCATCAATAGATGTTTATTTTTTGGCATTTTAAAATCTGCCATTTGTGAATTAAATAAATCTCTAGTTATCTGCACATCTATTCTACCATATTCTTCTACAACATCAGCAGGTATATTTTGAAAAGGTATACCCCTATCTGTAAATTCTTTTATACGACTATCTTTAGATCCAATACGTCTTCTTCTACAAGACATTTCTAAAGTTAAACTTTTTCTTATTCCTCTGTTTAATATATACTCCCCCAACATAGTGTCATATACTCTACCAGTATATTTAAATCCAGCTTCAAGCAACCACATCAAATCAAATTTTATATTATGACCTACTAATAAAGTTGTATTATCTAATGTAGATTGTATTTTATCATAACAACCTTTATCGACTCTTTCAGAATGATTAGTAAAATAATACTCATCATTTATACCAACACTAACTAATATGTTATCAGGATGAAAAGGTGATGGGTCATATCCTCCTGTATCTGTAACTTGCCAAGATGTCTCTACGTCTACTACACTAATCATACTTCATACCTACTTATACTTCTTCTAATTGTACAAGATGGTTCTCCATGATAACCATTTATTTTATTTTTACTTATACATAATGTTCTTATTTTGTTTTCTGCGTCAGAGTTACAATTTCTGCCTATACCTATAATAATATCTGCCTCTGCAGCTTTACCTGTTTTAGAGTTTTCCATCATATCAAATGATATACTATTTCTATTATGTGCATCTGCTGATGCTTGTGATATAGCAATCACAGCACAATCTCTCCTCTTTGCTATCTCTCTCACACTAGTATATATCTGTCTTAACTTCTCATCTGTTCTAGCAAATGTACCTGTTACATTTATTTTATCTAGCTGGTCAATAACTATTATATCAGGTTTATGTTTTTCACAATGTGCATCTATATCTTCCATTGACCAATCAACCGTATCAAACATAGCTATATTATCTTTTATTTCACTCCAAGCATTCTGTGCTATCTCTTTGTCCTGTATTATTTCTTCTCTAGTCATACCAGTATAGCAAGATATGGCTCTCATCTGTGTTCTGATAGCAGGCTCTTCATTTATAAATGCATGAACCTTTGCACCTTGTTCAGCAAATCCTTCAGGTCCTGCACATAAGCTAACCCAAAAAGCTGTCTTACCTGTTTCAGGTCTAGCAAATGCAATCATAAGATTACCACCACCAATACCACCTACATTTTCTTTTAACACAGGTATATTAAACTTCCATTTAGTAGTCACATCAAGCAATCCCAATACTTCTTTTACATCACTTGTAACAGCAGGTGTCTTTTCTTCATCACCTTGTTTATGATTTTCTATCATACCTGTTATCTCATTAAAGTTTGCATCTTTACCATTAAATATTTCTGTAGCTTCAACTGCTATTCTCTGTGCTAAATCTCTATCAGATAAGATACGCATTATATCTTTTGCTATTTCTTTACTAGGTTCTTGTATTTCTTTTATATCTTCTACTAACTCACTAAATTTTTCTTTTGCAGCACGAGTTAATGCAGGATTAAATATAGCAGTATGCAAAGAATATAATTCATCAACACTTATATCATCTGAATATTTTGCATGTGCTTTTTGTATTGTATCAAACAAAGAACTTATATCTCCTGTAAATATAGTTGGCGATATAGTGCCTTTATATTTTGTATAGAATGCTTTACCAAGCATTAGTCTAAGCATTTGTTTTTCTATCATCTAACTCCTTTAATAATATTTGGTCTATTGTTTCTGCTATAGCTTGGTCTCTTTGGTTCCAAGTTGTTCTGTTTGATTCCCAAACATCCCACTTCCATTCGTTCCATTTATCAAGAACTTCTTTTTTCATTTTATCATTCATAAAACATCTCCTTTATTTTATCTGTATTAAAGTATTTAAGGTCATCTTCTAATGGTTTAACCACGACATTGTCAAACCCTGACGACCTTAAATCTTTAGCTATATCATATGCTTTTGTGGTAGCATCTCTGTCTAAACAGATATATAGTTTTTTATATGGCTTTAAATGTTCTTTATGTTCTTCTTTTAATTTTGTACCCATAATAGATATACCTGTTAATATATTAGATACTGCACAAGCTGATGGGCAATCTTCTACAATAACTGCATCATCACAATCACCACATTTAAATGGCACATTTTTATTATCATACATAAACCATTTTGGATATACATTTTTATTTAGTCCTCTACCTACTGCTCCTACTATTTCATCTGTGTTTCTATTTTTAATTAAGAATGCAACTCTATCTTGTTTTACATCATACTTGATATCTGCTCTACCCCAAGCCCATGCCTCCCAACAATTATTTTTATGTAAATACATTTGTGCATTTTTATTTGTAGACACTATTTTAAAACTATCAGGTATAATAAATTTTTGACTTATATTATTTTCTTTTTTATTAAATGTTGCACTAACATATTGCATATTTTTTTCTCCTTCTTTTTTTCCTTTGGCTTTACAAGACGCATGAAAGCAATACCATTTGATATTGTTTTCTGTGGTGTCTACTGATAGTGTATTTATATTTTTACAAAACGGGCAATCAACTCTTATTAAAGTTTCAGGTGGAATAAATAATCCTTCTATAATATTTAGTTGCTGTTTATAATTCAATCGTTTATTTCCTCGTATGTAATTCTAACTTTGTTTTTATCATAAAAGGATTCTTTTTGAAAGTTTAAAGTTTTAGGTGAAGCTACACAAAGATGTATTACTTCATCATTTATTCTATCTGCGTCTACTAATCCTGCTAAAGATAATGTTGTGCCACCTTCATATCCATATCCAAATACTCTTATCTTATATTTTTTTGACTCTGTCATTATTTTCTCCTTATCACACTTTTACTTATTTGTCAACTGATTTTGTAAAATATTTTTTATTATTGTAACTTTAGGGTTTATATCTGTAGTCTTACAAGCTGTAAGTAATAAAAAAATTATGATTATATATTTCATTCTTCTTCTATTTCAAAATTAACACATGTCATTCCACTTGTTGGGTGACTAGATTCAGTCCATTTAAAAGGGCAAGTGTCTAACCACTCATGAAATTTTTCATATCTTTTTTCTAGTTCATTATCTATATCTATTTCTTTTGGCATTTGTTCTCCTTGTTTATATATTTTCTTACTCCATCTGCTAGTTTTTCAATTTCAATATAAATATCTTTACCTTGCCAATGTTCAAAGGGTTGCCAAGCTAAATTTTCAAGCTCGTTATGTAATTTTTCTTTATCCCAATTAACCCAATCAGCATCTAAATCATCATATAAATAATAACTACTAGCCCATTCAAAGTCTTTTTGTTCTTGTTCTGTCATTAATGTTCCTTATAACTTACTTGTTTAACTGAACGACTCCAACAAGCACGGCAAGATTTACACTCACCACCCTGTTTATATGCAGGGCATTCTCTACCTATTGGTTTTTTATCTTTGTGCACACCTGATGTCCACTTCCAAAACTTTGGTGGTGGGCTGTCTACTTTGATTGCAGATACACGCAAACATAAATTCTTTGGCACATCTTTTTCTTTGAGGTTTTTTATAAATTGATATTCTCTTGTGGCTAACCAGTATTTTATATGTGGTGTTAACTCGCACACCTCAAATATTTTCATAAGATGTGAGTAAGATTGCAAATCTCCAGAGTCAAACCACCTGTGATAAAGCTTTGATTTATCTAGGTTTTTGTACTTTTGGGTAATTAGTTCTGCCATATAATCTACCCACTCATTTTTTTCTATTGCTTTTCTTCTTAACTCGTGGGCATTAGCAACAACAGGAAATAAATAATGTCCATTAAGTGCATAGCATTTATTACAGATAGTTCCTTTTATCTTTGCTAACTTACTACCTGTCTTGCATTTCTTTGCTGATATACCCCAAGCAAATGCAGGCATTTTACTAGGGTTTGATAGTGTTCCTATTTCTTTTTCAAGTTCTTTTCTTTTCATCTTCTTCCTTTTTATTTTTTAAAAATAGTATAAAACCCTCGTACTCATCTTCCATATGTTCTCCATAGCACTCATACCAAGCACTAGTTATTTCTTCTAATGTATATTTTTTTTCTATCATAATATTATTGCTCCTATTTATAATTACTTATAGCATAAATTAACAGATGTGTCAATTTGCGTAATAGACTTTTTTCAAAAAGTATGATATGATATCCTGCGTTTCAGGGCAGGGTATATATACTATACCTTGAAATCTTCCCCGTTGTTCATTGATAACCAAGTGTGTACGTTTGCACCAAACGCAATATAAGATTTATGTTTATCTAATATTATCTGTTCAAGTTCATAACTATGACTTCTTATTTCTACTCCAGTTTTTAATGTAATGGTTGCCCAAGTATCATATCTATGTGAATCTAGTCTTACACTTTTAATATCATCTTTAGTAAATTTAATTACTTCTTTATTATTTATTTTCATTTTGGTTCTATCCCTTTAGTTGTAGTTGAAATAAAATGATTATGTTTATTTACATATTCTATGTTATACTCTTTTGTATGGTCTAACTTTCTTCTTAATTTTTTTAAAGACATAGCTTCCATATCTTGTACTATATCTTTTCCTAACTCTCTTACTTTGTATTTATATCTCATAGTTGTGTACCTTATTTTTCTTTCTTTCTTTTTGTTGTTTTTCTTTTTTTATATTATAGTTTATCACAAAATAAACAATAAGTCCACCCACCATAATGGCACATAGACCTATAATTAATTGTAGTATTCCGTAATGTATATCCATAAAAAAAAGGCTAGGCGATTTCTCGCCTAACCTTTATGTAATTTAAGCTACTTGTAGGGATTTAAGATGTTTCTGCAAAGCAATTTTTGCATTAGCAATCTTTTCTTCCTTGCTAGGTTTCCTTTCGTAACCTAATATAGAATCTGTCATAGACTTAACACTAGCAGGATTAACTACTAATGCATTGCCAAAGACTTTATTAAGAACCACATTTGGTTCCCAATCATATTCTTTAGCTAACATATCTATTTCAGATTTAGTTTTCATAGCTTTGATTTGCTCACCAACTAGATTAGTTGCTCGTATAATAGAACCAATCCAATCTTGATGAGTTCTTACTACCTCTGACTTTGCTACTAACATAAGTTCAAAGGTGGCAAACTCTGACTCGGTGCAAGGTATTGCACGAGAACGACAACCACCACTACCAATTATATCTAAAGCATAATTTTCTTTCCAAATCTTATGCCAATTAGTACCTTGTCCGTCATTACCTTTTAACCACTTATTATTCTCATTAGTAATTGTTGAGTGATGAGGATTACTTTGGTTGCCTTTTTGCTCGATTTCGATATCGGGATTACAACCATTGGCTTTCATCTCCTCACGATACCAAGCATAAGCAAAATCGTGGTCATGACTATATTCACGACCAACTAGACTACCATCTAATTCAAAGCTGAAATGTTTTCTTTTATCAACTTCATCATTATATTCGTCTAGCACTTTTACTTTTTTGCCATTGTTGTCTATAACTGCAAAATAAAAACAACTATCTTTCGCTGTTGCGTCAATAGTATTGTAATCTTTTTGCAATCGTTTTAACTCTGCGACATCTTTAGGCTTATACAATCGTGTAACAACTTCTTTAGCAGTTTTATGTGCCTCAGATATTCTAGTCTTACACAAAGTTTTAGCTGATAAAAATGCCTCATACTTTGGATTATCAGATTTAGATTCTAAAAATCTTCGGAAGTCTTTTATATAAGCTGTCCGATAATCTTTATTTAATCTGATATCTTGTCGTTTCTTCTCCATTGAGTACTCCTTTCATTGTTGAAGATACTACCAACTTGTCGTCAGTAGTATCTATATATTACTATATTATTGTTGAGGTGTCAAGCCAAGCTGTTGTGCTAGTTCTTTGGCTTGTGCTGATGTGATTGTTTGATAGTAACGCCAGTACTCATCACTCGTTGGTATGTTTCCTAATGCTTGTTCCATAGTAATAGAGTGTCTTACATTAAATAATTTATTAGTTAAAAAATAAATATATCTACTTCGTGTATCATCACCTCTATTATAAACATATTCTGACTTAACTTCCCAAGCATTTTCTACATCAACTTTTACTGGTTCATTTATTCTAACACCGATTGCGTCAATAGCCCTATCTAAATATACACTAGACCAACTATCATAACAACTAAGTGTGCAAAAATTACCATTACCATATCCATTAGCAGGATTAGATTGATAATACTTACTACCCTTGCTACCCCTAATTTGATTTGCGTTTTTCTTTTCAGGGCATTTAGGATTCTGACACCATTTAGTATCTCTAGCCATTGTAATATCCTTTCTTTATTAAGTATTTATAAGCTGACTTTCTTGTTCGTGGTAAGTTAGGAAAATACTCACGCAATACTTGTATGATACTTCCACGATACATACGAATACCTAACTTACTATTTGCCTCTGCCTCTAAACAAGTTAGTGCTATACGCATACGAAAGTTTTTTCTTTGTTGGTCGTTTTCAAATGTAATCATTGTCATTGCATTGTACTCCCATCTAGGTTGCCACGAAGTAAATTTTTTAATTGACTATACTTCGTTGGGTTTAAAACATATAACCTAATATGCTCATCAGCTAATCTAAATTGACTGACACCCCATATTTTTTTACCTACACTTATCCATAACAATCTTTGGTATGAGATATTTCTAGGTGCTTTCTTATCTAGGTCGTGTGCTAAAAGATAATCTTCTCTTTTAGTAGTCCTAGCTTTACCTTTACGCTGATACATTGTGCCGTCAGTTTGTTTCCAAGTCTTACGATATTTGAAATCAAACTTACCAACTCTGTAACTTCCATCTTTTTTAACAAACCCTGCTCTAAATCTTTTTGATTTAGTTTTACTTACAAGATTTTCTATAAAGCTAGAGAAGTCGCCAATGTGTACAGGTTCATATTGTATTATTGACATATTATCTCCTTGTTGAATTAAAAAGGCGTTGCCAAGTT